TCATGCTGTGCCACAAATGCGTTCACGTTCAAGTTCGCTCATTTCCCTCATACGAAGAGCCTCTTCCCTCATGGTGTCAATGAGGGCATCCACCTTCTCCCCGCGAACTAACTTGTGGAGGTTTGTCACAAGAGCCTCGATTCGTTCGAGTCTCGATTCCATTCTTTCGATCCTTCTGTAAAGTCCCATAGTGTTTTGTTATTAAGCGGTTAATACTCGTTCCAGGTTCTTTCTCCCGTCGTGGATGCGTCTCTGGACTGTTCCCAGCGGCACTTTCGTCATTTCAGCGATTTCTTGATAGGAGTAACCGATGGCATACATGATGACGGGTCTGATGCAGACGCTTTTCTGAGCCTCCTTCCTGACTGTCTCGACAATTTGTCGTGACAACACTGGCGAATCTGTGCCATCCTGTGCAAACGTCCCTTTCAAAGGTAAATGTCCGCTGTCAACGAAGATGACACGCTTCCTTCTGTTGAGCTGGTTGATGTAGATGTTCTGCATCACCTTGTAGGCGAGGCTTCTGAATGCGTGCTTCTCGTCGTAGCGATCTTTCGCCTGCCAGAGCCTCAACACGGTCTCACTGGCAAGGTCTTCGGCATCTGCCTCGTTCTTGTAGTACAAGTGTGCCAGCTCATTGAGCCACGCCAGATTTCTTGTAAGCAATTTTTCCATATTCTCGAAGTTTAGGATATAAAAAAGCCCCTCGTTTAGGTGTCCTCAGCCTTCGAGAGCTGTGCGGATGTTTCCATGACCGCCACCATGCAAAGGGGTGTTATAGCACATTCGGCCAACACGTTGTGAGGCCGCTCGAAGTTTAGGATGCGACAAAGTAACGCATTTTTTTCGATTTGATTACAAGGGGAATGAGAAAATGTTCGCCGGCTGTATCATTTTTTTCGTCTTGGATGCGATTTTTTCATTTCGGGCTGTCAAATATGCCTCATTGGTGTATTTCACCGTTGAGGCTCCCGCGCCGCTCATCCCCGTCTGTTCATGCAGAAGACTGTCTGATGGTGCAAGTATCACGGGGACAGAAGACGGATTTCCCGAAAATCGGCTCGTTCTTGCCATCTGAGCGACTTTCTTCCCTCGTGCGGTAACTTGTACCGCTCCCAATGGGAAGTGTCTTGGAGCACCGTTCCCTGATGGATTCCATGTGCATAAGGGAAAAGAAACAAGCCCTGCAAAGGGACAGACAGCACACGGAAAAATCACAAAATCAGCAAGGGGGGGGGGAAGCCTAATACCCACTTTTGAAAAGTGACAGCAACAGAGGGACAGAAAGCACCTCTATGATGAAAGCAAGCTTCCCGAATCCACGAAGGAAAGAAAACACCCAAAAGAGAAACAGGGAAATAAAAACCCCGACACGTGTGCCGGGGTCTCCAGTCGGTTGTCTTAAAAAGGAAGTAGTGCAGGAACTGGACTGCACTTTATCACACAAGGCGCAAGCCCTGAAAGTCCGTACCCATGTTGTTTACAAATGTCTGTATCTTCTCCAACTGGGCATCTGAGATATAGGTGTTTCCCTTCTTGTACTGGCGCATCAAAGAGCTGTTTATGCCTATCATCTTGGCAAAGGTTGTCACATTGATGAACGAGTAATATTCAAAAAAGGATGCAAGATCGAATTTGAAGGTGGGCTTTTCCATCAAAGCGGCAGGCACCTCGTCTCCGTTCTCCTGGTACACCTCCTTCATCTCCTCAACGCTGTTGAAGAAATCCTCTTTCGCCTCAGCAATGGTGTCGCCAGTGCCAAGTGCTGTGAACTCATCGCTTTCCTTGTTGTAGGCGATGTAAGTTCCGTCATTCTGTTTTTCTATTGATACTAACATGATTCTCGAATTTTAGGTTTTACAATCAATTTATCGTGAGCTGTCAGATAGGCTAAGCACCTATCTGACTTAAAATCTTCTTCATTAAATTCGGTCTTACCTCCTGTGACCAATGTCTTTCAATCAATAAGATGTCCTTTCTCTCCTTGTGGCGGTAGATGTCATGCCTTTTTCCGTGCTTGACGAACTCGTAGCCTCTTGAGATGACCAATCTTCTCATTTCGTTCCAGTTCATTTTGATTTGGTTTTAATTGTTAATACTTCCTTTATTTTTAAGACACTACAAAGTTACGGCTTTTTTGTTACAATTCCAAATATTTATATAACATTTTTGTTATACATTTTATTTTTTAACATTTCACCGTTTTTGACCTCCATTTTGACCTCCATGGAATACAAAAGCACCACCGCATTTCACAACGCGATGGCACGGTTTATAAAGGATGGTCATAAATTATGCTCTACATCAAAACCTATTCGAAGGTCATGCTGTACTGGCGCATCGCCTCCGCTCAATCTTACTTCGGTTGGTTGCATCCATCCGTTCATGCTTGCTAGCAATCTTGCAGCCTCAACCTTGCCGACAAACTCCACTGTGACAGCACCCTTCCTGTCTCTCTTGATTCTCTTGATGGCTATACGCAAACTGCGTGGGAGTTCGCAAACGTGACGTGCTATCCAATCCCCCTTTTCCTCGCTCCATCGATATAGGTCGATTGGGTCAGACATCACAATCGCCATGAGCATCGCCTCAACCGCCTTTCTATCGGGCTTTGAGGCATCCGAACGCTCTTTCAAAATTTCGGCTACCCTTGCCCCAACCTTGCCCCTCTTTCTGAGGTGGCTTGCTTTGGCATATATGATGCTTTCGTTGGTTGTGTGCGTGTCAAAAGCTTCTCGGTAAGCTGCAGCCGCATTTCCCAGTTCAACGAACAACTGGCAAAACCTTTCTTGCTTGGGAGTTAATGTTGATTTTTTCATGTTTACAAGTTACTTTTTCTGTATTTATCAAATTCCGCCTCATAGGAGGCTCTTCTCTGTTCGCGTATCATCGCCCATGTCATCTCCTTTGCGTTCTTGATCTGCTTATTGGCAACCTTGTCAAGTTTCTTTTCCAGCCCCGAGAAGTCACTCACGACGACCGTTTCAGGCATGGCCGGGGAATTTGACAGCGGCAATGGAACTTCGGGCATATCATTGGCATCAGGGTACACCACCGCACCTTTGGGCAAATCCACAAGTGTAGGCGTGTCCGGAGTCACCCAAACCTTTTCACCGAACATGATGATTTCCCTTTTACCGCCATCGCCGACAACCGCGAGCCCTCCCTGGTGCCCTTCTTTCGGTGTACCCTTCGCGTAAGCTTTGATAGGTGTTGCGAGAATGGTGGCGACTTGTATCGCGCCCATAGCGGCAACAATGGCCGCCATCCATGGGCCGGTCTTCAATGCCTCTGTGATGGCAACGGCTGTGGCGATGCTTGCCTCTGCAACACTGGTGGCTTTCTCCCACACCGCTTTCTTATAAGCGATATCTGTTTTCTTTCGTTCCAGTTCTTCCTCCTTCTCCGCATGCCTCTTTTCGGCAGCAGTCTTCCTTGCCTCTGCTTCTTCCGTGCTGATGGCACCACGTTCGGCCAGCGAATCGATGCGTTCAACCTCTTCGTCATAGTGTGCCTGGTTTGCCTCCTTCTCTTCGTCGATCTTTTGCAGCTGCCCGTCATATAGCGCACCCATCAGCTTGCCGACGCGCCCGATGGCTTGGCTTGCCACCTGTGCCCATTTCTTGAGGTTCTTCTGCCTTTCCTCGCTTAACCGCCGTTCCTCATCCATCTCTCGCTCCATCTCTGAAACGGATATGTCAGCAACTTTCTTGGCAAAGTCAGCCTTCGCGTCTGCAAGTTCTTTGGCTATCTCTGCACGCTTCTCGTCTGTCAGAGCCTCAACGGAAAGTTCTTCCTCCAGCGTTGCAATGGTGGCTTCCACAGTCTTGACGGTGTAAGCGTTTTCAAGTTCGACAAGTGTCCTCTCGTATTCTTCTTTGTCAATGATTCCTTGTGCGTAACGCTCTGCAGTCGCAGTCTGTTCTTCCACGAGCCAGCGGTCTCTCAGTGCTTGCTCTGTTGAGGCTCTTTCGCTGATGCGTTCTATTTCAGCATTTGCAAAGTCCTCCTGCGCCTGTTTGATGGCCTTGTCCTTTGTGTCTTCTGCCAACAGTTCCGCCTGTGTGCGCTGGTTTGTGAACGTCTCGACTGCTTTATTGTAGTCTTCCTGAGTGACGGTCTTTTGTTTCAGGGACTCTTCCAGTTTCGTCAGCTGTTCATCAAAATTTTTCTTTGAGGCAGATAGCTCAATGTCGCGCTCCACCTCTGCAAGCTGCTTCCTGACGCTCAAGGCTTCCTCGCTACCTTTCTCCACAATGGAAAGCTTGTCTTTCAAGGTTTCCCGTTCTGCCTTGAGAACGATATCCCTAACCTCTTCCAGGTTCTTTGCTTCGGACACTTTGTCGACGACATGAGTCTGTCCCTTGCCACTTCCTGGATCTCCACCTGCCAGCTTCAGCCCGTTGCCGGAAACGATGTTGTTCGCCTCATCCATCAGTTTCTCATAATTGCCGATAAAATGCTCTGCATCCTCGTTCATCTGCTTTTCCACGTGGGAGACATAGGACTTGTGCAATTCCTTAGCCTCATCACGCCGCATGTCGTTGATATACTGCTTTGCTTCATCGGTTAACTTGTAGTGGATAGGGTTTGACCATGATGCCGCAGCCGCTGCTCCTGTGGCAGTGCCGTTGTTTGGCATGACGGTTGTTTTTTCTTCAGATACGCTCCACTTATTCCCGAAACGCTTTGACAGGGCATCTCGCTCCTGTTGTGTCAAGTTCTCATAAGATGCGTTGGTATAGTAGTCGCCAGTTTTCACGGACTTTGTTTCAAGGTCTTGAAGTCCCTTTTTCAGCTTCTCGACGGCTATTTCGTAGTTCGCCTGTGCCCTTGCCCTGAGCATGATGGATTTGATCACGTTGTCGGAATTCTTGACAAAGAGGTTTTCCGCATCGGTAAGGTCATTGACAGAGAAGCCCGTCTGTTTCACTTCGTCCTTGTAGTCCTCCATGAATTGCCTTTGCTTGCTCAGATCATCGCCGCATTCTTTCCACTTCCTCTGTAACTTCAGGAATGCTGCTATCTGACCGCTTGCCGACTGGCTGACCTTCTCTGCCAGCTGTGCCTCTGCCTCTGCACGTTCCTTGGCTGCCTGTGTTGCGTCCCTTGTTGCATCCAGGCTTTCTTTCGTGGCTTCTGTCGCGCTCTTCTGCTTAGGGGTGAAAGCCACCAAAGCGGCAATGAGCAAACCGATACCCGTCGCCAAAAGAACGTATGGATTCGCGTTTGCCACTGCATTGAAAGCAGCCTGTGCGACTGTCGCCGCCTTGGTGACGATTACACCGCTCTTCTCCGTTGCGTTCCGTATGGCAATGGCACGAGCTGCGGCAAGTTCCTGGATGCGTCGCACACCCAGCATGAGAGAGGACTCCTTTTGCAAGGCGTTCTGTGTGGCCTGCAAGGCATTCGACATCACAAGCACGCTCTGGAGCTTCGTCTGCACCGCCACGAGGTCTTCTTCCTCAAGCCCAAAGATGGATGCAGCAGCCTTGGCACTGCCAAAGCCATTGACGACAAGCTGGATGCCCTCAGAAACAGCCTTGAAGCTGCTGGCATCGTCCGCACTTTCCTTGATACTGCGATTCACGTCCCCAATGGCATCTTTCAGGACGGCCGCCTTTTGTGTGGTCTCGGAAATCTTCGCCTCAAGTTCCTTCCCTTGTGCGCTTTCTCTCTCTGCTTCGCTCAGATTTCTGTACTGGATGGTGAGCAAGGCAAGTTCCTCGATCATTCCCCTCAGCTCCTTCTTCATCCCGCCGTTGGCAATGGCATAGTTGCCGACATTCCTCTGAAACTCACCCAGCGAAGCCCCTGTGTCAATGAGGTGCCGGTTAAGCCTTTCAGCCTCATCGCTAAGAGTCTTGCCGATATCACTGTTCTTCTCTTCCTCGTTGAGGCTCTTGTAAGCCATTTTCATCTGTTCCAGCTGCAAAGAAAGTTGCCGATAACTACCTTCTGCGGCATTCAGTTCCTTGTCCTGGTTGTTCAACACGAGGTTAAGTTCCCTGATGCTATCCTTCAGCTGCCTCTGCTGATCAATGAGAGGAACGCCTGCCAGTACCGCTGCTTGTTCGGAAACCTTGCCGCTCTTCATAGCCTCATCAAGTTCTTTCTGCGAGGCTGTGACAGATTTAAGCTGTGCCTGCAGTTTGGATAGTCGCTCGATGTTCTGTTCCCTTGTGCCGATGATGCTCTTTGCCATATCGAGGGCTGTTTTGTCAATGGCGTAGGAGTCACGCTTCGCCTTGTTCGCCTTCTCTATCTCTGCGAGTTCCTTGCTGATGGCGTTCGTGGTCTGCCCCACAATTGCCTGTTGACGTTGCTGCGCCTCTGCAAGTTTCCTTGTGGCTTCTTCGGCACGTGCATAAGCAGCCTGTGTGCGCTGGTTTATTTTCTCGACATCTTCAAGGCTGGTAACCTTGGTCTTGACAACATCTCCAAGTTCCTTTATAACTGAGAGGAAAGTCTCTTTTGTTTTGGTCAGCTCCGCCTGAAGTTCCTTGAGTTGTTCGAAGGCTTTGGGCGCAACCAGATCAGTTATTCTTATATCTCCCATGTTTTATTATTTTTTGAGTGTTATACTTTTTCGTCATCGTCTATCTTTTTAGGATCTGCGAGGTCTTTCTCTTCTATCCGGCGCATGAGAAGCTTCTCCACATCCCTGCATCCACATTGGAGAAGGAAACCTAATAGAAACAATATCATGTCCGTAGCGATAACTTCACACGATGAATAGCACCTACCGCGCTTTCGCTGTTCCTCAAGTGATGGCAAAGCGTCATCAAGCTGTCGCCATAGTGCCGATATATGAAGCGAATAACGCTTTATGCCGTCCCACTCGTGGAGGTTGTACCGCCGTCTGATATAGCAGAGTATTTTGGGTTGGTATTTATTGAGTGTAATCATGTCAAAACGGTGTAATTTCTTTCGGTCTTATTGGAGTATTGTCGCTCTTGAAAGTCGGTACTGATTGTAAATCATAGAAGCGCGTGGTGTTCGCGTCAAAACCAGCGATGAATGCGCCTGTGCCGATGTTCCTGCCTTTGCAGACGTTTATGAGTGCTGTGCCTGATGTGTCCACGTTTTCATAAGGTTTTGGATAGCGTTTGCCATTGCTGTAAGCTTCTGGACGGTATATCGTGAGCACAACATCTGCTGCCTCTGCGATTTGTCCGCTACCTCTCACCCTGTCAATAGTTGGAACAGGGTTTGAGATGTCTCTGTTCAACTGGCTCAGTGCAATGATCCAAACGCCTGTATCTTTGGCAAGGTTCTTCAATCGTCTTGCCATGTCTGCCAGCTGCGCCTCTCTGTCTTGCCGTTGCTGGTTCGTGGATAGAACCTGCAGATAGTCTATAACCGCCCCGTGTATTCCCTTCTTCAGTGATAAACTTCTGATACTGGAAATGATGCTATCAATATCAGACGTTGATTTGTCATCAAAGAAAAGAGACTTTCTCGACAGTTCCATACTCGCCATTTTGACCCTGTTCTGTTCCTCATTTGCCAGCCTTGCAGTCAATATCTTGTTGGAAGGTATGCCAGTCCTGGGGGATAGAAGTCTTGCCGTCAATTCGTGACGGCTCATTTCGAGACTATAAAAGCATATCCTTGCACCGCTATCCAGAGCATTCTCTATGACTGCAAGAGAAAAAGAGGTTTTTCCCATCGATGTTGCCCCTGCTATGATAATCAGGTTCCCAGCTTGCAAACCTCCACGTTCATCCATCCATTGAAACCCTGTCTTTATACCTATCGATGGTGTGGGGCTGGTGGCGTTGTCTTTCACTATGGTATCCACTTCTTTAAGCGTGTCATAAAGTGTGGAGTACCGTTGTTCATCGTGGGAGATGATTTGTGCAAGTCCCGTCTGGGCTTCTCCCATCAAGTCGGCAACGTCAGAAGCCTCATCAAAAGCTTTGCTCATGATGCTGTTCCCATACTCTATGAGCATCCGCTTTTGTGCTCTTTCTGCAACGATCCTGGCGTGTTCTTCGAGATGTGCGGATGATAGTATAGCACGTGAAAGTTCTGCGATGTATGCGGCACCTCCTACCTCATCCAGCTTCCCTTCTTTACTGAGCCACTCAGCGACAGTGAGAAGGTCAACCGCCTTTCCGTCATTGTTGAGGCTTTTGATGGCAACGAAGATGGAGGCGTGCCGACTATCATAGAAAGATGAAGGGCGCACCATGTCTGAGATGCGAGGAAATGCATCTTGTTCAATGAGACACGAACCGATGACAGCCCTTTCCGCATCAAGTGCCTGAGGCATGAGCCTTCCCTGTATGAGAGTAGTTGATGTTTGCTTTTTCATCGCTTTGCCTCCCCGCGTCTTTTCCATGTTGCTAAACGTCTGCTAACCTCCCAGGTCTTTTCAAGTTCAAAGCGCATTTTGTCACCTTTTCGATTTGGTTCGCTCCAGTAGGCAAAAAAGTCATTGCACATTGTCTCGCCGTACTGCTCGACGTATGGTCTTATTGTTTCGGCAAAAGACTTCTGTCTTTCTTCGAGAGAGGGCAAAGAAAACTTTTTCTTTGGTGCGATAGCACTTTCTTTATTTTCTTCTCCTATTCCTTTTCCTATTCCTATTCCGTTTTGATTTTGCATTGATTTGTTTTGATTTTGTATTGATTTACGTGCAAACTGGTTGCCGCTGTTTCTTGCAACACCCTTTCCTTTTCTACCTGCGTAAGAGCGAATGGAACTTATAGATACACTCCTTTCGAGTACAGGAAGCAGAAGCTCCCATATTACGCAATCTGCATCATCCGTGAATTGTGGACTTTTGCCATTGAAGCAATAATTGCACATCGCACGGACTAACGCACCATATCGCGCATCAGGGAGACGCATGAGTGCTCGATGATAGCTTTCAAAAAAGCTGAATTTACCAATCGCCGCCATAGCCATCCCTCCATCCGTACCTTGATCTCCACTCGTCACTTTGTCGAATACGAAGCCACGCATCGCCAGCTGCACCGTGTAGCGTTTCAATCCGTTTTCCCTGGTAGAAAAACGCTGAAATTGCTTCCGCGACATCAGAACGTTCCGCCAGGGTGAGCTTTGCTGTTTCTTTCCGGATCCTCTCCAGAACATCGCGCACACTATACATGAGTCACCTCCTTTCTTCGCATTAATCGACGCATGGCGTTCGTGTCGGCTTGTTCGGCCAGTTCGCTTGTTGTGGCGACGCGTCCTGCTTCGATAAGTGCTATAACCTCACTTCTTCGATACAGAACTTTTCGATTGATTTTGAAATGTGGAAGTTGCTTCAGGCTGGTAAGTTTGCGGACGTACCCCACCGAAGTTCTCAAAAGTTGTGCCGTTTCCACGGCATTGAGAAAAAAGTCATTTTCTGTCATAACGGGTTATTTTTAGTGATAAAAAAATTTTTTGCCACAAAGGTACAGCGTTTTCCAACTAATCGAAGAAAAGGGGACTTTCCAAAACAAAGCAAGCCGCTCTGTATGAGCGACTTGCGAGAAAAGGAGGGGACTACAGGAGGGGACTATCCCCTTTATGATATGTAAGAAAATTTTCTTTCTAAATTCTCATCGTGTAGCTTGCTGGGTTTGTATGATGATATATATTTAAAATTCCACATCTGACACATTTCTTTGTAGAAGGAATTGAAAGTCACAGGTTCTTTTTTTAGCACCTTGCTATCATATATTATTCGGCAAACTATAGCAAAATCTTTGTTGCTTTGCAGGTTGGGGATGGCTCCACATAGCCATTCCGTTTTAGGGAGATCCCCGTATCCTGGTCTCTTCCCCGTGAATTTAGTTTTGAACATCTCTTCAAACCTATCCATTTCTTCATCTGATAGTGTATGTGTGCCTTGTTGAGGCTCCACTTTTTCCACAATCCTTTCACACACCATCTTAAAGTGCATCATATCCGAGTAAGTCATACCTCTGTCATACAGTGGGGTTTCGCCCTGCTCTTGATGAAGTCGTGCAAATTCATTCATGTCCAGGTCTTTCACGACTTTGCAGTATCGTCTCAGATCAGCAAGCATTGTTTCGTCTTCCTTACATTCATTCTTCGCAGACAGCGCAGACAAAGCATCCCTGTTCTGTTCATACCATTGTGCCAATTTCATGGCACTTGTGTATGCGATGAATTGACTTCCATTTTCTATACAGAGGACGAAATCGCTCAGGATATCATGAGGTTCACTAAGCATCAATCTTTCGTTATAGTCCATAGCCTTCAATCATTTTAACGGTAAACAAATCATCCATTTTCGAAGATGCGACCTTTTGAGCCTCATCGACGATTTTTGCATAAATCTCAGTGGTTGAGCTTTTCAAATGCCCCAGCTGCTTGCTTACAACAGCCAGCGGCACATTGTTGCTCAGCAAGAGCGTTGCAGCCGAATGTCGTGCCGAATGGAAGGTGATGGGGCGGTCTGTTATGCCTGCATCCTTCAGCCACTTTCTTAAAGAGGTGTTCGCTGTCTCGTTCTTCGGCAAAGAGAATACAGGTGTTTCATCATCTGCTACATCTGGAAGCACTTGCATTGCCACTGATGGGACATAAACCTTCAGAGGCTCTTTCGTCTTCTGCATCACGATTTTCAGGTATGTCCCGTTTTTGTCGAGGTGAAAATCGCTCATGGTTATCCGCTTTAGATCTGAAAACCGAAGCCCTGTGTAGCAGCTGAATAAGAAAGCTTGCTTGATGTGGTGTCTCCCGTGGTTGTATGGCGTATTTATCAGTAACTTCACCTCTTCTTCTGTCAGGAAGTATCTTGTGCCGTTCAGAGGCTTCACCTTTTCATCAGTGTCAAGCCCGTCCATCGGATTCGATGGGATGATCTTTGCTTTAACTGCCTTGTTCAATGCAAAATTAAGGTTGCGCTGCAGTCGGCACTGGCTGTTCTGAGAGATATGCACCTCTTTCCGCCTTTCAGGGTCATCCGTGCGAAGGTAGTTGAAATTCATTGCGTCCCTTTTCAGGTGTTCAAGAAAGCCCTGCACCCATTCAAGTGTGATATCCTTAAATTTAACCTCTGCGCCACTGTATGCCTCAATGTGCATGGCAAGGGCTTTCAGAGCGTTGTAATACGACTTTTTATTGCCTGTACGCTCATACTCGGACATTGCCAGCAGATTCAAGTACTCAATGAATGATGCTTTGTTTTTGGGGGTTGGAGCAAAGCCTGCCTCTTTCCTCTCCAGTTCTGCATTCTTCATGTCGCACTCGATCTGAAGAAGTCGTACCTTTTCCTCGTTGGCTCGTTTTGCCATGGGAGTGTGCTCAGGTTCAAGCACCTTCCCTGTTGACACTCGGACACGCTGCCCGTTGTTCCGTCCGTAGAAGACAAGTGACACACTCCCAGACGCGAGAGGCTTCCCAATGAGGTAGATGCGTCTCGATTTATACTTGTGCCCATTCAAACCATAGCCCTCTATTAGTTCTGCAGGGCTAAGAAATAGTTTTTTCCTTCCCAT